TCAAATCGGACTTTTTGCATGTAACGCGCGTATTATCATAGTTCCAGGAATGCATATAACAGCTGCGAAAATACCTATTTCATAAGCATGCATCAAAATACCTGTAATAACAGAAAAAACATCATTCATCCGGAACACCTCCATTAAGTGTAAGTATTTGAGGTCGACCCTGCCATACGTTATTATATCTGCGCATTTTTGCATAAGTATCATATGCTTTGTACATTTCGGGCGAATGAAACCATAACATTCTCCTTCTGATATCATAAGCAAGATCGCCATTGACTTCATGTGTACTATCACCATCAATATACTTGTTATATTGAATTACGCCAAAATAACATTTACATGCAACAATGTCGCGTATTTGTTCTCGTAACGGTTTAGCCATTCTGATATAACGCTGCGAAGTGCCGACAATGTGTTTTCGTTGTTTTCTCTGCTGAGAGATCTCAACCATAACCTCAACCGGTATATTTTTACTCTCTAATGAATTAAGCTCTAGATGTATCTCATCAATAAAGAAAATTACACCCATTTTATTGTTATTAACATATTTCAAACAGTCCAAGCCAGTATATTGAACAGTAACATTTTTATGCTTACCATCAGCAATGCTTTTTGATGAAATGACTTCGTCGGTAAAAATATCCCTTAATTGATATTCCTGTTCTTGGCGAAAGGCTTCGAGGTCATCCGTTTCATTAAAATAGTAAGCACCTAAATTCTTGTTAACATATTCCTGCAAAGTGAATTCTGGATAATTTAATTCATAAAATTCTTCCTTTAATTCTGCAATACACTCCTTATAAAATGCCTCTTGGCGTTCCTCACGAACCTCTTTATACATTTCTTCAAGTTCTTTTTTAGGAATTTCTTTATGGTATATATATGCATTCACAGGCCTCCCTCTGATGCGTGTATTGGTAACAAGAATCGCAAAAGGATAAGACTTTAAAATACGTTTAATATAAGACACAGCTGTCAAAGTTTTTCCTTCACCCTGAGAACCACAAAAAACTATAGTACCGCAAGGCTTAAAATAATACGGATCAAGTTTATAACCATCTATTTTGAATTTAATTGTTTTAAATAATCTTCGAGGAGATAAACCACCTTCAGGAGACAAAAATTGGTTTGGTGCCGAGACAGATGCACGTTCAATTGCGCCAACTAATTCAGCAAATTCTTGTTTGTCCATAATATCCTCCAAAATAAAAGCCCCATATTACTATGGGGCGAAAGTTTTACATAGGCGATTTACCGTTAAGGCCTTTACGAACCATTGCGGATACTTTGCGAATTCCCCACCAAGCAAAATAAAGAGCGAGACCGGCACCGAGTGCAATACCGATAACACCAACAATAGTGCCGACGTTAATCTGCTCGGTTATAGTTGAGAAAATACTGGTTGCAGCTTCCTCCGCTGTCATTGCAGCATCACCATCAGCAGCAAATGCAGATGTTACAAACATCGAACCGAGAACCATAATGGCTGCACACATAGCAAAAACTTTTTTTACTTTTGCATTGTTTGCGATTTTTTGTAGCTTGTTAAACACACAAATTCCTCCTTCTTATAAAATTTTATCAAAATCCACAGCTAGATCGCCGGGAATGATATCAGAAAGAACAACACTTTTACGGCCAACCATATTAAAATCAAAATTAAAATACTGACCAGGATTAAGTTGCTTGATTTTTTCGATTATAGCAACATCAGACTTATCAACATATTGTGACTCAATAAGCACTTTCCACTTATCGCCGGCATCATTAACCTCTTTGGAGAGGAATTCAATAAAATAACCTTTCTTAAGCTCACCGGATTGCTTATCAGTGAATTCGGTATAACGTGTTTTGATAAAAATTAATTTTTCCATGAAAAAAACCTCCAAAATATTTGTGCCGGGTACCAAGCCCCCGGCTCTGGCATCCTTCCTGAGTTTCTGTTCTGACTGGAAGTCGTGAGAACTATCTTAACGCCGTGGGGAGCGTTAGAATCAAATACAATAGTAGCGAAAATATACACCAAAATAAATTTAATCGAATTAAATATTGATCCATTTAATCACCTCTAATACTCAACTACTAAGTACATATTTATAATACTCAAAGTTTAAGTAAATGTCAATACTCAATTTTGAGTTGTTAAAATATAAAAAAAGGAGTGGTGTAATGATATATATTGAAAGAATAAGATCACTAAGAGAAGATAATGATTTAAAACAAAAAGATATCGCAAAATTATTAAAAAAATCTCAACAAGGTTATGCACACTTAGAAAACGAGCAAGCGAGGCTATCTATAGATGATTTGATTACGTTATGCCGTTATTATGATATATCAGCAGATTATATACTTGGTTTTACTGATAAAGCGAATCCATTACCAAAGGCTTAAGGAGTTGTAAGTAATATGGAATTTATAATTTTGGGTTTAGTAGTGACATTAACGAAATAGAAAAAATACCCGATGGTCCCTCCTATGAGGGACCTCCCCGGGTATTTTTTTGGCGTCTTCGACGCGGGCTGAATAAGAAGAGCTAATAGCGTGCATCAGCTGACTCTATTCCGCCTTGCGCCGTACTAAAATATGTGCTATAATAATTTCCGCAGGCGGCCAATACGATACTCTGCCGCTCCCAGACAGTTTTTCGCACGTTGTATCGCCCTGCAGCTTAATCCACCCACCGACTTATATTAGGTAATGCTTTTTATTTTGTATAAGTCAATATCAATTTGGAACAGCGACAGGTTGACCATTAATAATAAGATATTCGAATGGCTCCTCTGCTAATTTCTGAAACAACCAATCATTACGCTCACTCTTAGTCTCAAATGAGGCTGAGAGTTTTTCTATTTTACCATCACGTTCTATGTAAACGGTAGCACTAAACATCTAACTCACCAGGCTTTCCCACAAAATCAGTAAAATCAAAAGATGCATCAATACCTGCAGGAGAAAGAATTTCATCTTCAATGATTTTAGCAAAATAGCGTGCATCTTGTTCTCTTTCAAACTCCATACATAAAACAAATTTTGACATATTATCACTCCATGTTAAAAATAATAAAATTCAATTACCAAGTTATTATATTGATAATCAACAGGTTTATTTTTTTCGATAAAATCAATTAATGCAGATGATATATCTGAAGTTTTGTAAAAACTTGCATTATTTTGAAAACCACTGTAATAAACTTTAATTCCCATTTTTATCACCTAAATTTAATAAATAATTACATAATCTCAAAAGTTTAACTTCAAATTGTGCTTGGTATTGCTGACGTAGCTTAAGCTCGAGCAGTTCCAGAAAATCCTGTGAATCGAAACGGTGAAAAACTTGATAAGTATTTTCTAATGAAACTAATCTATTTCCTATATCGGTTTCCTCTGCCTGGAGAAGCTTGCAGATTTGCACATAGTCATAATCAGTCATATATATCCTCCATGAGCTCTGATGAAAGCTTTTTGATCTTCTCTTAAATTAATACTAGGATCAGTATAAATAGCATAAAGCTGATCTGCATTAAGTCCTTTGGATTTAATCATAGTTTTTATACTACTTCCTGCATTACCAATAGCATACTTTTGTAATTTGCTCATGTTATAATCACTACCCTTTTCACTAACCCATGGTATACTTTCGGATGCCTGTAAAAACTTGTCCCAAAAATGGGCAATATTTAACCGACTTTGACAACCATCTTTTTTGTTTTCTTTACTAGTGAATTTTATATGATATAAACAATGCCCGGTATAAATATGACCAATATTATTGGTATCAGCCCATTCTAGAACTAACTGTTCTGCATGATCATCACGCAGCTGCAATTCACAACGCCACCAATGCGGAATATCCTGGTCACCCTGATCGTAGCCACGTTCAAGCTTTTTATTGTAAATACGCATAAGAGTTAAACTCTGGGTAGAACCGACATATAAACATTCTTCACCGAATTTAGTTAAACGAATTGATTTAGACGGACAACGTGAAACGTATTTGTTTTGTGATATGTATCTCTCAAGAGTTTTACAGTTGAAAATATTATCGAATTCATCTCCTGCAATATCAATACGTGTTATAGATGCTTCTCCTGATCGAACTTTTAGCGCGAGGTTAAAAATTATATGATACCAGGATACGCCACAAGAATTTAAAATATCTTCATAAGTTCTGCAGCCTTTACCTGACATATGAATATAATAACTCCAACCGGCTTGACCGTTATAACCGATTTTTATACCTTCATAATAAAGACTATTCAGATAGTTCATATTAAACCTGGAACCAGGTAAAAATTCGATGCCTTCAAGATGCAAAAAATCGATCATTTTTTCATAAGATTCAAAATTAGCTCTAAAGCTAATAGTATCAACAAGAATAACCAAATTTACACCACCCAAAACTGCTACCAGAACCCCAGTGATACTATATGGGGTTCTTGGGGAGTTACACTCCCCTTTTTTGATGTAATTTAAATTAATTAATACCAAGAAAAGGTATTTTTCTCAATATCCACATAATGAAAGGATAACCATGTTCAACAGCCATAATAACTAAAGTTATAGCAATAAATGGTGTTAAATCAATTGGAAAAACTAAAGCAATAAAACCATCAGCCATTTCTAAAAATCCGAAGAAATCAGGAATAGCATTTATAAATTCTTCTGGTGCCGGAGGGACATTAAATTGAGAAATAACCAAAGACAAAATATTAAAAATAATTTTTATTAAACCTTCAATTATCAATTGTTAATCACCTTCCTGTATACGCGTGCGGCATACTTTAATTCTAAAGAACCAAAAAAGATATATAATGCTATTGTATAAATGCCGTAAATAGTCTGAATAACTTCAATTTCCATGAATGAAAAATCGATTTGAGTATCATCCCACAAAGAATATTCTTTTCCGCCTAGTGGAAGAGTAACACCGGGAACCAATAAATAATAAGAATCGTTAGAATTATTAATCATATTAAACGCGGTAATAATTAGATCCTTAATAACGTTGGTACCACTGTATACAATGCCTAAATGACTTTCAAGAAGTGTATCAAAATCATTTTTCATTTTGTCAATTGAACTTTCATCGGGAACAAATAAACCGGTCACTGTAATTTTAAGCTTATGAATCATTGCGTTTATCCAACCTTCATCAGCGTAAATCATTACGTAGTCATTTACTACCGAAAGATCCTTCACTCCTGGTGTATATTCAGTTCTGAAACGATATTGAAAACCGCTTTCAAGTTTATAACCTTCCAAAGAATTAAGCTGAGCATCAGCGCCTAAATAATTGCCGAAAATATCATACTTGTAAATAGCGATAGAATTAGTTATATCCGAATCTTTATAATCAAGAAGATATGTGGTACCTGTTTCAACTAAAAAGAAATCAGAAACAATTACATAAGGATAATTATCGTTCTTAAAATCAACAACGCCGGTACCCCAGTTAATAATTCCACGTTTCCAATTAAGATCAATAAATACACGTGGTTTGAATTTTTCAAAAAACTCTGTGAATTTATCTGCAATCTCTTGGAATTTATTTTTTATTGAATCCCCTACTTCTTGAAATTTAAGCTTAACACCATCAAACCATTTACTTAAATTATCACCTAAGCCAGAGAACCATTCACCAACATTGGTGAATCCAGAAGTCATATCTTGTTTTAATTTATCAAAAAAACCGCTAATACGGTCACCTAGACCGCTGAAAAAGCCATTGATTCTATCACCAAGATTAGTAACGCTGGAAGAAAGGTTATGAAACCAAGAACTTAAAGTACTTCCATCTTCAAATTTATTTCCGATATTATCAAGCAAACTCGCAAATCCTGATGTCATGCGTTCAGTTAAGCTCAAATGCGGATTGGCAGCATTACTATGAGGACAATCGTTTTCTTCACAAACGCCACCAATTAAGTCCCATCTGATAGAGTGCAAGAAACCTTTTATACCGGTAAGCTCTTTTGAATTGTCATCATTATCAAATAAAACAAAGTTAGAAAAATAAAAATGATGAGTGTTAGCATCATTGGAATTAATTCCAATATAAACAACAGGACGACCTGTGGAAGAACCGGCAACAAATGTGGTTGTGAGTGATTTTCCTAAATATTTAGAAATATTAGCGGAATTGAATTCGTATAAAACAACTTGAGTCTCAATGCTGCTACCGTCAGGAGCAAGAAAACCATAACCGACAAAAACAGTAGAGTTATTATAATAGCCTTTACTTAGCTCATCCGTCCAATTAACACCCCAAGCAGAACCAATTTCAGAACTGGAAGGAATTTTAAACCTTAAAGTATAAGAATGACCTGCAATAAAAGAAGGTGCATCATATACCATTCCAATAAAAAGATTATCAGATCCGCCAGAACTACTTAAACGATAGATATCACCATTAGAATAAACATTGATATTATCAGAGCCATCTAAATTATTCCAATTGGATAAATTAGAATCTATTAAATTATCTCCTGCAGCACTAACGTTTAAAGATAAGCTTGCGAACAGCAATAAAAACGAAAATAGCAATGCCAATAGTCGTGAGCGCTTCGAGTTGCACATTCGTCTCCCCTCCTGTCGTTAAATAATAGTCGGGTTGCAAAGTGTGCCCAGTAAACTCAGCATTAGTATACACATGCTCATATACAGGAATCTTCAAAGTTTGAGCTTTATAATCTTCAACTACTACACGATCAGAGTTATTAGCACTACTGCTACTGCTGTAATTAGAAGATCTAATAGCAACGATGATAGAAGAGTCCCCAACGTCATAAGTATACGCATCTTGCGCGGATATTGCTTTCTTTGAAAAGATCGCATATAGATCCGGATCGGTGGAAGAGTAATAACCGCTATTAGC